AGCGGTGCAGAACGTATGCGAGTTGACCATAATAGTGGTGCTAGACTTTTTCTTGGAACAACAAGTGACTTATCACATGGTTCAGCAGATAATAATAGATTAATTGTTTCTGGTCATTCTAACAATGGTGCAGGAGTTATTGGATTTGTAGATACCTCTGGTAATACTGATGCTACATTAACAGCTAATGATGGTAGTTTAGTTATTACTGCTGATACACAACAAACAGCATCAAATTCATCTTTACAGTTTAGAGTAGATAATAGTGAGAAGGTTCGTATCGATAGTTCTGGTAATTTATTAGTTGCTCAAACTGCTACGGACCAAAGTGTTGTTGGCATATCTTTAAATAGTAATGGAAATATTACTGCTGCAAGAGATGGTGGTATATCAGGTCTATTTAATAGAAAAGCGTCAGATGGTGCTATCGTAAGTTTTAGAGGAGATGGAACAGAAGTTGGTACTATAAATGTTAGAAGTGATTTTGCAGTATATGAATTTGGTTCTTTAGGAACTGGTATAGGTGGAACAAGTAGTCATTCATGGTTGCCAATGGTTAGTAATGCTAGAAGCGATAATACTACAAGTTTAGGTCAAGCATCATATAGAATGACAACTATATTTGCAACTACTGGAACTATTAATACATCTGACCAAAACGAAAAACAATCTATTCAATCTTTAACAACTGCTGAAATGAATGTAGGTAAAAAATTATCTTCATTAATTAAAACTTATAAATGGAATAGTTCAGTTGAAGAAAAAGGAGATAGTGCAAGAACTCACACAGGAATAATTGCACAAGATGTTCAACAAGCATTTACTGACGAAGGATTAGATGCAACTAAATATGGTTTATGGTGTTCTGATACTTGGTCTATAGATGCAGATGGAGAAGAAATAGAAAATCCAGAAGAAGAAACAGAAAATAATCCTTCAAAAACTAGACTTGGTATTAGATATGAACAATTATTATCTTTCATACAAGCATACAACGACCAAAGATTTACAGAATTAGAAGCTAGAATAACAACACTAGAAGCTAATAACCCATAATAATAAGGAGAAAATAATATGGCAACAACATACACATGGAGCTTCCCCTCATTTGAGACGGACTCTGAAAACAAAGTGAAGAACATTCACTGGAGATATACAGCAGTTGATGGAGAAAATTCTGCATCTGTGTATGGATCTTGTGCAGGTTCTGAAGGTATGGATTTTGATGCTATGACTAAAGAAGGTGCAACTGCTTGCGTATTAGAAAATTCAGATACTTCTGAAGATGATATGAAAGCTAATCTTGATGCACAAATCGCTAGTCAAAAAGCACCAGAACTTACTTCGAAGACTAAAGACTGGTAGTAAATAAAGTATCATGTTTTTCGGCTCAACAACATTTGCAGAAGCACCATTTGCATCACAAGCAAATCTAGGTAATGTAACTGCTTTTGTTAGTGGATTAACATTAACATCTAATTTAGGTATTACTACTCAAGTAGCTACAGGTAACGCTTCGGCAACAGGGCAACTAATAGCATCTAATCTTGGAAATGCTAGTGCAAAAGCTAATGCCGACGTTCCTGTAACTGGAGATATTTTAAATTCTAATTTAGGAATTGTTGACCCATCTCCGGATGCAACAGTAACTGGACTTGGAATGACTGCTGCTTTAGCAGTTGGAACAGTTGTTGTAGGAACTGCAAATGTTCCTGTAACTGGTCAGTTAGCAACTTTAACATTAAACTCTGCTACAGCTAAAGGAGATGCAAATGTTTCTGTTACCGGACAACTTTTAACAAATACTTTAGGTAGAGCAGGCATTAGATGGGCTATAGTTCCTACAGGAAATAATACTACTTGGACACCTGTTTCTGAAGGTTCTAGTAGTACATGGACTGAAGTAAATCAGGGATCATCATCTACATGGAAAGAAGTAGCTTGATTTAAAATATAAATATAACTATAATATAAAACATGGCAAATACTACATCGGCAAATTTAAAACTAACAGTACAACAAACTGGAGAAAATTCAGGAACCTGGGGTCAAATTACTAATACTAATTTACTTATCCTTGAGCAAGCAATAGGTGGTTATGCTGCGGTTAGTGCTGCATCAGGTGCTAGTTTAACTTTTTCAAATGGAGCTGTATCTAATGGTAAAAATCAAGTATTAAAATTAACAGGAACTATATCAGGAAATGTAAATGTAGTTATCCCTGATTCAATTACAAAAACATATATTGTAGAAAATGCAACAGTTGGAGCTCATACTGTAACTTTTAAAACAAGTTCAGGAACAGGAATTACCTGGTCTGCAACAGACAAAGGAAAGAAAATTTTATATTCTGATGGAACTAATGTTGAAGAAGGAGTTACATCAACAGGAAGTTTAATTACAGGTGGTATTACTTCAAGCACTATTAATACAAGCAATCTTACAGTAACTAATGACACAAATGTTAGCGGTATTACTATAAGTGACAATGTTACAGCAGCAAATAATATTACAACTACATCTGGAGATGTTATTTCATCTGCTGGTAGTATGACAGATCAAAAAGGTGAAGTAAGATTAGTTCCAGCAAATACTCAAGGATCAACTTACACTTTAGTAGCTAGTGATCATGGTAAAATTATTATATCTTCTAATACAATAACAGTTCCTTCAGGAGTTTTTTCAGTAGGTCAAACCGTTTCAATTTTTAACAATACTTCAGGTAATATTTCAATAAATCGTTCTAGTGTTACAATGTATTGGTCTCAAAATGGAACTAATGCTGATAGAACTTTAGCTACAAGAGGAATTGCTACAATTCTTTGTGTGGGAACTAATACGTTCGTTATCACTGGCGGAACATTAAGTTAGGAAATAACCATGACTCATTACTCTTTGTTAATAGGAGCAGGAGGTTGGTTTCCTACAAGTGCTAGTGGAGGAACAGTAACCACGGAAGATATAGGTGGTATTGATTATAAAGTTCACACATTTACATCATCAGGTACATTAACTATTTCATCTGCAGGTGCTCAAGCAACTGTTGAAGCTTTTCTTTGGGGAGGCGGAGGTGGTATTGGTGGTTTTACTGATACTAGTGGAGACCCTGGAAGAGGTGGTAGAAACGGTGGTAGTGGTGGCGGAAGTGCTTATGCTAGAAATTTAGCTTTAGCTGTTAATGATGAAGATTTAAATATATGTGTCGGTGGTGCTGGAGGTGCTGGTTCTTTAGGTGCAAATTCTAATGGTGGTTCTGGTGGTGCTGGAGTAGATATAAGTGGAGCAGATTTTTATTTTGGAGCAACAGGAGCCTCTGGAACAGTGCCCTTCTCAGGTGGAGGAGGTGGCGGTGGCGGAGCCTCGGCAATCATAAGAAGTACAACAGGATTAATAGTAGCCTCAGGAGCTGGAGGCGGTGGTGGTAATGAAAGAAAATCAGCTGCAGGTAATGGTGGTGGAGGTAATCTAGATGGAACTAATGGTGCTTTTGGTGGCGGTGGTGCTGCTGGTGCTTCTAGCGATACAAACGGTGCTCAAGGTGGATCAGGACCTCACTCAGTTGCAGGATCTGGTGGTGGTGGTGTAAACGGTGGTGGCGGTGGTTCATCTCCAGGTGGAGATTTTCAAGGTGCTGGTGCTGGAGGTGGTGGTACATCTACCGCTGGAACAGGTTCAGGAACTGCAGTAGTTAACGGTGTAACTCCTTCTGGAAATGCTGCTGGAACTCCAGGAGACGATAGTTACACTTCATACAATAGTAGTGGAACATATGGAAAAGGAGGCGGGGGTGGAGGAACTACACCTGCTAGTGTTCCTAGTGCAACGGGTGGCTTAGTTGTGGTAAGATACCCAATAGAATTCCCAGGATAATTATGTTACAAAAATTAAATTTTAGACCAGGTTTTAATAAACAAATTACAGACTCAGGTGGTGAATCTCAATGGGTAGATGGCGATTTTGTTAGATTCAGATATGGATTACCTGAGAAGATAGGTGGTTGGTCACAACTTACAAATTCAAATACTACACTACCAGGTGTAGCTCGTGCTCAACATGCATTTACCAGTCTTACTGGTGAAAGATATGTAGCGCTAGGTACTTCTCAAGGTTTGTTTTTATATTATGAAGGAGAGTTTTTTGATATTACTCCAATAGATAATGATGTAATAACTGGTGCTAATTTTAGTGCAGCATCAGGATCTCCTACAGTTACTGTTAATAAAGTAAGTCATGGATTACAAAATGGAAGATACGTAACTTTTTCATCTGTTACAGTTCCAACAGGTTCAGGTTATGCAACAACTGATTTTACAAACAATACTTTCGAAGTATTAAACACTGCTTCAAATACATTTCAAATTACAATGCCTACTAATTCTGCAGGTACTACATCAGGAACAGGATCCGCACAAATTGATCCTTATGTAACTGTAGGACCAACATTTCAAACAGTTGGACTTGGTTGGGGTACAGCTGCTTGGGGAGGATCATCAGGTCTTACAACAACTTTAAATGGATCTTTAAGTGATAATACTTTTGGTACAGGTGGAAGTGGTACAAGTATTACATTAACTTCTACTGCTAATTTTCCAACGACTGGAAGTATAAAAGTAGGAGCAGAATATATTTCATATACTGGAATATCAGGAAATAATTTAACAGGTATAACAAGAGCTGTAGCTGGAACTAGATCAGCACATAGTTCAGGTGCAACTGTAGAATATTATATTGCATGGGGACAATCTGCAATTTCATCTACTATAACATTAGATCCCGGTTTGTGGTCATTAGATAACTTTGGTCAAATATTAATTGCAACTATTCACAATGGAGAAACTTTTACATGGGATGCAGGAGCAGCTAGTGCTAGAAATCAAAGAGCAACTTTAATGACTAATGCTCCAACTAAATCAAGAATAACAAGTGTATCAGATAGAGATAGACACGTTTTTCATTTTGGAACAGAAACAACTATAGGAAGTACAACAACACAAGATCCAATGTTTATTAGATTTTCTGATCAAGAAAATTTTAACGAATATCAACCAACTGCTGTAAATACTGCAGGAACATTTAGACTAGACCAAGGCAATGAAATAGTAGGGGCAGTATCAGGTAAAGATTATACTTTAGTTTTAACTGATACAGCAGCATATGTTTTACAATATGTTGGTCCACCTTTTACATTTTCAATTAGACAAGTAGGTACTAACTGCGGTTTAATTGGACAAAATGCAATAAGTTATTCTGACGGTAAAGTTTTCTGGATGTCAGGAGAAGGTGGTTTTTTTGTATTTGACGGTACAGTAAAAGCTATTCCATGTTTTGTTGAAGATTTTGTATTTACTACAAATGGAGATAATTTAGGAATTAACTATAACTCTAGTATGTTAGTGTATGCTGAACACAATAGTTTATATAACGAAATAAATTGGTTTTATCCAACATCAGCTTCACAACAAGTAAATAGATGTGTTACTTATAATTACGCAGAAAATCTTTGGACTACATCTTCATTAGCAAGAACAAGTTATATCGATACAGGAGTATATGATTTACCATATGCAACCGAATATATTAAAACTGCTTTACCTACTTTTCCTATACAGGGTGTTACTGCAACATATGGAGCAACAACTTATTATGAACATGAAAAAGGAACTGATCAAATAAATTCATCGGGAACTACTTCTATTAATGCATTTATAAAATCAGGAGATTTTGATATTACAGCTGGAAAAGGTATGATGGGTGGAACAAATACTACACCAAATTACAAGGGAGATGGTGATTATATGATGTCAGTTAAAAGATTTATACCTGACTTTAAAGTTTTAACAGGTAATTCAAAAATTACTTTACTATTAAATAACTATCCAAGTGATACAGCGGTAAGTTCACCTCTTGGACCCTTTACAATAACTTCAACAACTGATAAAATAGACACACGTGCAAGAGGTCGGCTTGTTGCAGTTAAGATAGAAAATGATAGTACAGGTGAAACATGGCGTTATGGTACATTAAGACTTGACGCAAAACCAGACGGAAGAAGATAATGGCAAAAATAGCAGTATATATACCTGAACCAAAAACTGAATATGATGTTTCTAACCAAAGGCAAATTATAGAAGCATTGGATACTTTAAAAAATCAACTTAATTTTTCTTTTCAAGAAGATTTAAAAAATGATGAAGGTGCAAAGGAGTGGTTTTTAAGTGGCTAATTTTTACAAAAGCGAAACATTTGATTTAACCACAACAAATCTAACAACAACATTAAGTATAGCTACGTCTGCTATTGCTATTGTAAGAACAGTGCAAGCTGTTCATGATTCAGCAAGCAATGTAGATGTACATTTAGTTTTAAAAAAATCAGGTGGATCAGATGTTAAAATTGCTTATGAAGAACTTAATAAAGAAACAGAAAATATGTTGAAAGGTCCTTTAAATTTAGAAGGAGGAGACGTTTTAAAAGTTCAAGCAGGCACAGCAAATGAGATTACTGGACAAATCAGCTATCTTCTGGTAGATAGATCTCAAGAAAATGGATAAAGATATAACAAAAATTAATTGTACAACTGTTGTAACATACAGAAATACAAAAACAGGTGAAGTTTTTAAAGATAAGAAAGAAGGAGAAAATATTGTGCAAGATGTAACCGTGCAGGTTTCTCCAAAAGGTTTAGAAATTTTACAGAAAGTTATGAAAAAAGATAATGAACCAAAACCCTAGAGGAGGGACTGAGCTACAATTTGAATATTTAAGAAAGCATGTCAATGCTAAACTTTTAGATAAAGTTCAAATATGTACATCTGTTCCAGAACAAATACCCTTACATAAAAATAAAATAAATATTCTTTGGCAAAAAAATTCTTGGGATCAACCTAATTTAAAACCATGGTTTGAAGATAAATCAAATCATAGTAAGTATGATTGGTATGTATTTAATTCAAATTGGAACTTTGAACAATTTATAAAACAATTTCAATTACCAACAGAAAAATGTTTAGTTATAAAAAATGGTGTAGAAAAAGTAGATCCTATAAAAACAGAGTATAAAAAAGGAAAGACTGTAAAAATAATACATCACTGTACTCCATGGAGAGGTTTATCAGTGTTGCTTGGAGCTATGCAGCTTGTAAAAAACCCATTGATTAGTTTAGATGTTTATTCATCAACTGAAGTATATGGTAAATCTTTTTACGATCAGAATGATCATTATTATCACGAGTTATATGATCAAGCTAGACAATTACCTAATGTTAATTACATTGGATACAAATCAAATGAGTACATAAAAAAACATATAA